ATCGGCACCTGCCATAGCGATTGCATTGTCAATAAAGAGACTATCAAATGGTCCTTCTGTAATGTATACAGTTTTTTTGAAGTCAACTCTGTTCAATCCAAATACTTTGGTTCGAGAGTCATCCAACATGACCGTGATGTAACGTAGTTTATCTCTTACATCAAGTGATCTCCCTTGGAAACCAAACCATTCTCCTTTCTCATCGATGAATGGGATAATAACTCTGGGATGATCTTTATTGACATTTGTAAAAGTTGGTTTTTGTGTGTTTACCCATGTACAAAACTCATCAACGTAGTATAAATCAGAGAAATATTTCTCTGGAATCTTTCTACCGACGATGTATTTTTTTGCGGGGTGCGATATATTTAGTGATCGGATATCTTGCAGTTCTCCCTTCTTTTTGAATGTTGGTTTATCAAAATCTAGTTTAGGTTCTGGTACATTAAATCCTCCATGAACACCCTTCTTTGCTGTTGTACCTGCCTTGTATCTCTCCATGATATACTCATCATAAAGATCACTTGCTTGGTCTTTTAAGAAATTAGCAAAGGACCTACCTACACCACAGTTGTGGCACTTGTAGATAAGTCCTGCTTTTTTCTGGAAGAGATAACCTCTTGCTTTGTTTTTATATTTTTGTGAGTCACCACAATAAGGACACCTAAAATTATAGGTGCCTTCTTTAATCCTTTTAAATTTGTCCAGTCTTGCTGATACTAAATTAGTATAGAGTAAATCAATCACTAAAGGTAGTTACTTAACTAACCTTTCTATTGTACTATTACCTGGGTCACTTGTCAAGTTTCTCATGATGACTTGCCCTGGAAGGGATATGATAAAACTTATTACTACGAGTCCACCTGCTATAGTCCACATTTTCTTTTCCATCAATCTTAATCTGTCATCCACCTTACGAATATCACGTTCACATCCCTTCTTTATTGATTCAGTCTCCCTAGTCATATCTTTATGCAGACTGTCTATCTTTTCAAATAGCACTGCGTCGATCCTGTCCTGTTTATCTAACTTCTCATTATGAACCGCAAGAAGTTGCCCCATCTTTACAGAATTTTCCTGTAAGGAATCAACGACCTTTTCAAGTCTTTCTAGTATTGCTGTATTAATGTCCGACATTACCTTGTTGCGTCTTGTTCTGCCCCTGCCCTTGCCTGTTTCTTTAACTGTTGAGTCTTCATTTGGAGTTGCTTTGCTAACTCTTGCTTCTTCATTTGAACCTTCTTCTTCTCAATAGCGATCTTCATCTGTGCTTGCTTTGCCTTCATCTGCTGATCGCCACCGTTCTCTTCTTGAACGTTCCTCATGTGCTTCATTCTCTTGTCGTAAAAGAACTTACCTGCCATGGCGGGAAGTATACGTTCTATGCTTATGTCATTTCTGTACTGTGGCATGATAGACATGCGAAGTTTCATTTTAAGTTCAGCAGGACTATTAGCATAGATAATAGTTTCTCCAACTGTCGGTATAGTAACCTTATATTGGTATAGTTTGGATGGTTCTGTCGGATTTTCTCTGGATTCTTTTTGTATTTTTTTCTTTTTAATTTTCTTTCTGAACTTTATGACAGGATCATACCCCGCATTGGGACCAGTTGCAGCAGCACTGCCACTGAAACCGCCTGTTCCTGCTGTCATCATTTCTTCGTTCATTAGATCTTGTCTAGTTCTTCTTGAAGTGTAGGATCAATGTCAAGTTCTGGCATCATCCCTACTGGGTATTTATTCAAATAAAGTAGTAGAGTCTTAAGTAAGCACCAATATTCTCTCTCAAATTTAAAAAAGAGCAATGGTGTTGCTGCTTCGCCAAAGACATTATAAAGTATGATGAGGTGATTTAAGATTAAAGGGATCCTTAAAGGACCCCCTCTTAAATATCTTTTCAATAAACGTTTCAAATATTTGAAGCGTTTCACATCTTCATCGAAATCCTCTCGTGTAACACAATGAGGATTTTCATAATGTTTTATGGCGAACAGAATGTAGTTAGACTCATTCAGTTCGTCAAATTTCATTTAGTTAGTTATTAACTGCCGAAGGTTAGTGTTGCTGCACCGTTTGAGATGATCTCTTCTGTACCACCTGCTGAGTTGATCTTCACTCTGTACTTGTAACCGTCTAAGGTTGCTCCACCAAGTGATGCGTATGCAAGTGTTGCAGTTGTGAAGTTAGAGTATGTGATACCTGTATCAAGTCCACCTGCTCCACCAACAATGTCAACCCAACGAGTAGTTGCATTTGCTGTCTGTCTCTGCCATTTGTATGTAAGAGTTCCAGGTGTTTCAGTTGTACTGGTGCTGACTGCGAATGTACCTGCTCCAGAGGAGGAAGTAGAGTTTGCAGGTTGAGAACTTATAGTAACTGCTGATGCTACATCTGCTACAACTGTGTCATCTGTATCGTCACCAGATGCAGATGCTGTTGAGGATACAACTGCTAGACACTCAGACTTATACTTGGTGTCTCCATTATGTGTAGTGTATGTTCTATACAACCACCATCCTGGTCCAGTGATTCCTCTTGATTTGTTTTCAGCAAGTGCTGCTTCAGTAGTATCTACAAATACTAATGAGTATGAGTTTGTGTCTCCACCTTTGACTACATATTCTGCAACTGTGCGAGGAGGATTTCTGCGTACTGCGTTTGCTGCAGTAATAGTTGCAGTTGATCCTGCGTATGTAGTGTGTAGTTCTAGTGCTGTTGCACTTGTTACTTGTTTGACGATATACGCAACCCCACCGAGTTCCAATACGTCTCCGACTACGACAAGGTTGTCAGAAGCAGACGTAAAGTCTCCCGATGTAGTAACTGTAGCATCACCGTTGGTAACTCCAACGTTGGTACCCATTGCCTTTGCGTCAAGTACTCCGAATGTTGACATTTGTTCTCCGTCGGTATTTTTCTATGTACTATTTAGCAGCCAACGCTTCTTTAACTTTAGCAAAGAGTTCATCATCTGCTGTAGTCTTAGTTAGTTTTACTGCTTTACCAATAATAAGTAAGCAAATTTCTATTAGTTTTTCTCCAAGTTCTGCATCGTCAGGAATTTTCTTAACAGCAGAATCGATTACTTTGTATGCCAGTGGCATTAAAAATTTTCCAATCATGATAATAAATTGATAGGTCTACCCTATATATACGACTTAAGTACCTAATCCTTTACCCTTGTCATAGTTGCTTTTTCCACCATATCTTGCCATAGTTTCAATGTAAGATTTAGAGTCTTTGAACCCTCTCTTCTTAGCATCAGCAGCAGTCTCTTTCTTTTTATCTGCAGCATCTTTATACTTGTTAGTTCCCACAGTAGACTTAGCACCCCTAACTTTCTTAGGTTGGTTGCTACCCTTTCTCATTATCTGTCCTTTATACTTTGCTTTCACAAAGTCAAGTGCAGCATCTTTTGATTCATGTGTAAACTTCATACCCTTAGTTGCTTTATCCTTAAGTGCCTGACGCTTCTTAGGATCCATGTTCTTTTCATAGTCTGCTAGTTTAGAAGCAAACTTTTTATTATCCATCTTCTTGATGACTGCTCTGTCTTTCTTGTCAGGTCCTGTGTATGGTCTATCAATTTCTTCGTTCGCTGTTTTTGGACGACAATCATTGACGAGTTTACCACCCTTCATTTTCATGCCTACTTTCTTATGTGTCTTCCAACACTCCCCAAATGTTAACAGTGAAGTTTCAACTTTCCTCTTTTTATCGCCTTCTTCTGAAACTTCTTTTTGACTGTCATACGGTTTGTTATTTTGGATGAACTGGTTAAAACTATGTATATTGCTTTCATCTACGTCTAGGAAATTAACATACTTATTGTGCTCCTTGTTACGCATTTTCTTTTTAGCAATAGCACCTGCGTCTCTTTTCATTCTGTCTTTTGCAGTTATTTCATCTAACTGATCTAATGCTTTACTTGACCAATATACTTCTGCATCTTCTTTTTTATGCTTCTTCATTCTCTCATCATGTGCCTTCCTTCTCTCCTCTGGAGGTGCAGCATTACCACCATATCCTACTGCTCTTTTATTTCTAATAGACATCTTACCATAGTTTGATGCACCTGCTTCATACTTTGCTTCTTTGACGAGCATACCATCTGCTCCTACTGTCATACCTTTAGGCATAGGTTTACACTTCATATCATCATGGCAGTAGTATTCACCTTTACCACAAGTTTCTTCAGTTGCTATATCAGGACCATCATTGACGTCTTCACTTCTACGTTTCTTTTCACACTTAGGACAATCACAGTCTTCACCATGATTCTTCTCCTGCAAATCCTTTTTTGTAGGATTGATCAGGACATTAGTTTTCTTTTTTTCATTAAGTGCTTTAAATGATAGTAACATTACATTCCTCGGTCTGCCATGAACTTCTTAAATGCAGGAGAGTTGATTCCTTTCTTAGGATCATTCATTCTCTTCTTTCTTTTTTCATCATAGGACATTTCTGACTCTGGTTTATCCTCTTTAGGATTTCTCATTGCCCTATAGTTTTCTGAAAACTGTTTAAAGGATTTCATTTTTTCTCTCTCATTGCTTTTGTTTTTGCAACTAGTCTATCTCTTGCTTCTGATGCTGCCTTGTTAGGACCATCATATGCCATAGCACCCTTTGCAGTTCTTGGTGGTTTTACTTCTCCACCCTTACTCATCATAGGTTTGCCACCATATCCTTCTTCCATCTTGGCATCCCAGTCTCTAGAAAGTTGTGCTACCTTCTCTAATTCTTCTGGTGATAGTGCATTATCATCAGGATGAATCTCTTCTTCCTTCATATGATCTGCTGCCTTGTACATAGGTTTACCAGTTGTCTTAGACTTCATACCTTTTTTGAAGTTCTGGTATGCAGGTGTATTACCTTTCTTATCAGCATTAGTAACGACCATTGCTTCATCAAGATCTTCTCCATCATGCTCAATAACTTTACCGTTCTCATCTTTCTGATGATGTTCTTTCTTTAGTTTAGAACCTATAACCTTTCTACGATTAGCAAGATAAGAATCTGATGAATCCTTATCACCATCATTATCAACGTCACCGTCTTCCTTGCCTACAGCGTCAAGTTTCTTCTTCATTTTTTCCTGTATCTCTGCGTATGCAGAGGACATATCGGGTAGTTTGTCGTCGTACATTGTTAAGTTGTCGCTACTTTGTCCTTTTTATTTATCTTCTTAACAAACTCACCAGGTGTCATCTTCTTCATATAGTTGGTAAGTTCATCCGTTCCCCACTCACCCGCAGGTTTATAAGTGAAGAATGTTATATTATTTTTCTCAGTTAAATCCCTTAACCAAGAGCGAAATATATTATCACGCTCATCAATAGAGATGACGTGATTGCTACCCCGACTAACAATCTTAGAAATGATCCCTGTGTTGCTGTTTTCAACGAATGTGCCCTCTTTAAATAATTCTCCATCAAAGTATGCTTCACGCAATCCTTGAGGATCTAGTTTTGGTGCTATCTCAAATAAATTATAAGAGCAATCACCGAAATCGTCAACCTCTTCAACTTTCATTGCAGTTCTTAACGTTCCGTAAAGAGATTGTATGTCTTTATCTTTGATTCCTGATGGTACACCCTTCTTAAATGATTCA